GCCGTGCGCCATTGCTGCTGGATCACGATCCCAGGCAGCAAATAGGGGTCATCGAAAAAACTGAAATCGGGTCAGACGCGGTGTTGCGGGCTGATGTGCGCTTCGGAAATGGCGCACTCGCCGACGAAGTTTTTCAAGATGTAGTCGATGGTATCCGAGCGAACATTTCGGTCGGGTATCGCATAGACAAAATGTCCAAAAACGAGCGATCCGACGGGACGGTCGAATTTCGTGCAGTTGCTTGGACACCGATGGAAACGTCAATCGTTTCAATCCCAGCCGATAAGTCGGTCGGAATTGGACGGTCGGCAACAATTAAACCAACCGTAAAAAAGGAAATTCTAACTATGGAAAATGAAGTAGACGTCGAGGAAGTTCGGGCAGAGGCGGGTGAATCAGCTCGCGCTGCGTATTCAAAACAAGTCACTGAGATAATCGCGCTCGGTGCCAAGCATAACAAACGAGACCTGGCGGAAGATTCGATCGGCAAAGGTTACTCGATCGAGCAATTCCGTGGATTGCTTCTTGAGAAAATCGGTGACGCAAAGCCGCTTGAGGTTGCAGAGCCTGAATTGAACCCGCGTGAGCGTGGCGAATATTCCCTTATGCGGGCTATTCGTGCCGCAGCATCCAATGATTGGCGCGAGGCTGGCTTCGAGCGTGAAGTGTCAGACGAAATTGGTCATGTCTCTGGACGAACCGCCAAGGGTTTCTTCGTTCCAGGCCACGCATGGGGCACGCGTGATTTGATCGCCGGTTCTGATGCCGACGGTGGTCACCTCAAAGGCGTCAACCACATGGGCAGTGAATTTATCGAAGCCCTTCGGAGCCGCCTAGTTGTCGGCTCGATGGGTGCCCGCGTTATGTCTGGCCTCAAGGGTGATGTTTCTATCCCGAAAATGGCGACCGTTGCAGCAGCGGCGTTCGTTGCTGAGAACACCGCGGTAGCTGAGCAGAATCAGACCTTTGGCGAATTGGCTCTCGTTCCCCGGACACTTGGGGTAATGACAGACATCTCGCGGAAACTGATGCTGCAATCTGATCCGTCTGCTGAAGCAATCGTTCGTAACGATCTGCTGAATGCGGTAGCGGCGAAGATCGAAAGCGTGTCCATCACTGGCGGGGGAAGTAATGAACCCACCGGTATTACGGGGACGACTGGCATCGGTTCAGTGGCGATTGGAACTAACGGAGGAGTGCCTACTTTCGCTTCTGCCGTAAATTTGGTGAAGGAAGTTGAGCAAGATAATGCTGCAATTTCCGACAGCATGGGCTACCTGACCAACTCCAAGGTGAAGGCTAAACTTGCATCCACGGCGAAGGTCAGTTCGAGTGATTCAGTTATGATCTTGGATGCACCTTGGACGGAATTGTATGGCTACAATTTTGGCGTAACCAACCACGTGCCAAGCAATCTCACCAAAGGGTCAACGTCTGGCACTTGCTCGGCCATGATCTTCGGTGATTTCAGTCAGATGATCTTGGCCTTCTGGTCCAGCCCTGACGTGCTGATCGACCCCTACACAAACTCAAGCAAAGGCGGAACGCGAGTAGTCGTTTTCCAAGATTGCGATGTCGGGATTAGGCACGCTCAGTCATTTGCAGCGTGTCTCGATTACACCACTGCTTAACTGACTACGGGGAGGGCTTAAACGCTCTCCCCATTTTCTTCGGAGGTTCATTTGCGAATCAAAATTACACGCGATTGTGCGATTAACGGCGAGCATACCCCTGCCGGGGAAACCGTCGATCTGCCAGAAAATTCGGCTTTAGATTTGATCAATATGGGCAAGGCTACGCCGATTGGAAAAGTCGATAAAGCCATCGATCGGGCTATCGGTTTGACAACGGAAACTGCAGCACCGCTTAAACGGCGCGGTCGTAAAAAATAAATGGGAATCGAGAGCGACGCAGAACGTGCAATTTTTTTCACCAGCACTGATTTCGCTGATGCAGCTACTTACACGCCTGCTGGTGGCAGTGCTGCGACGGTTAATGGGATATTCGATAAGGATTATTCTCTGGCCGATTTCGGCAGTATGGGGGTTGGGAGCAACGATCCGCGTTTTAGCTGCCAGACTTCAGATGTCCCGGCTGCTGCTTCGGGCGATCAAATCGTCGTGCGGTCGATAACCTATTTGATCAGACACGTCGAAAACGACGGAACTGGAATAACTAATTTAGTTCTGGAGGCTTAAAAAGTGGCGCACGTTCGGCAATTAATTCGCGACAATATCGTCACGGCGGTTACGGGATTGAATACGACGGGGGCGAATGTTTATCGGACACAGATATACCCGCTCAGTCACACAAATCTGCCGGGAATTTGTGTCTATGCGAGCGCAGAAGATATCACCGTTGATACGATGACGGGAACGCGCGGCTTGCAACGAAATTGCGATTTTATAATCGAGGCATTTGTTAGGGCCTCGACCAACTACGACAATGTGATGGACACCATTTGCGCCGAGATCGAGGCGGCGATGGCTACGGACGTTACGCGAGGCGGCAGGGCTAAAGACTGCATCCTGGTCCGAAACGAGTTTGAATATTCAGACGAGGGAGACAAGCCGATGGCGATGGCTCGTTTGACTTATGCCGTCCAGTACCGGACAGCGATCAACAACGCCACGACAGCATTATAGGAGTTTCAAATGGCTAAACGCGAAAAATTGGTTTCGCCAAACGGCGGGACCGAGATCGAAGTCAGTGCGGATGATCGAGCGTACTACATATCGATCGGCTACACAGAAAAATCAAACAAACCCACCTCTAAAAAAAGTAAGGAAATTAAATAATGGCGAATCATACCGGCTCAGAAGGCCTCGTAAAAGTTGGCGGCACAAACACAGTCGCGGAAGTTCGTTCCTGGTCCCTCAGCCACGAGAGCGAGACAATTGAAGACACTGCAATGGGAGACAGTTTTCGCTCGCACAAGGCTGGCCTACAAAGCTGGTCGGGTTCTTGCGACGTCTATTTCGATGAGACGGACACGAACGGCCAAGTAGCCTTGACGCCGGGCGCTTCTCTCACTGTTGGCTTTTATCCTGAAGGCGCTGACTCTGGCGACACCTTCTATTCTGGCACCGCTTTGGTGACCTCCGTGGAAAAAAGTGCGGAGCTTGATGGAATGGTCGAAGCGTCGATCAGTCTGCAAGGCGTTGGCGGTCTGACTACTGCGACAGTCTAATGCCCAGCCCTATCCTTGAGCGGGTAAAAGCTCACCGAGAAGCCCTTGGGCGGAAAGAGATAGAAGTTGCGGAGTGGTCTGATGATGACGGCGCACCGACGATTTTCTTCTCTACCCCGATCACGCTCGGCGAAATGCGACGGTGGTACAAGGGAATTAGCGGTGAGGATATTTCTGTTCTCGTCGATGTCGTTATCACAAAGGCCGAAGATAAAGACGGTAAAAAAGTCTTCAGCCTCGAAGACAAACAGCCCCTCCTGCGAACGGCGGAGTTTAGCGTCTTGAGTAGAATAGCGACATCGATGATGGAACACGAAGAAGCCGACGATTTGGAAAAAAACTAAGAAGCGACCCTTTCCGCCTGAGTGTTTTTGGCTTGGCTGAACGGCTACATAGAACTGTTTTAGAAATTGAAGAGCTAACGGTCGACGAATTTCTTGAATGGGTCGCTTACTTTAAAATTACCGAGGATCAAAATGGCTCGACGCCAGGACATTGAAACGCGACTGACCGCTACGGATAAAACCAAAGCGGCGTTTAATCGCGTCCAGAAGCGGATGAAGAGCTTAAAAAAGGTTTCACTCGTCGCTGGCGCAGGCCTTGCCGCTGTAGCGGCCTCGTTCGTCGTCGCTGCGAAAAAAGCTGTGAATTTTTCCGATGACATAGCGAAGCAGTCGCGGCAAATAGGTATCAGCACTAAAGCGTTTCAAGAGATGCGTTTGGCCGCTGACCTTGCCGGGGTGTCGGAGGAAACATTTGGCGGCGCGCTTGCTAAATTAGGAAAAAACCTCGAAGAATTTCGTTTAGGCACGGGCACGCTCATGACCTTCCTTGATAAGTTGGGTGATGAAAGTTTTGCTAATTTAATGAAGCAAACGACCGACACCGAGCAGGCTTTTAAATTATTCATCAAGCGGATAGATCAGGCGACTAGTTCACAACAAAAACTAGCTCTTGCAAATGCTGCTTTCGGTCGTGGCGTCGGTCAAGCCTTGGCTGGGATGTCATTTAAGGAATTTGAGAAGGGCTTAAAGCTAGCGCGTGAATTTGGCGTCGTTATCGATAAGAAATTTCTCAAAGAAGCAGAAAAAATCAAGGACGCCTTTACGATTGTCTCAGCGGTATTTCGAAAGGAATTTTTCACCGAGATTCTAAATATGCTGTCCACGATGAACCTTCCGAAATTCGCGAAGGACATGGCACGCTTGGCGGCTGCTACTTTTAGGTTCGTTAAAGCGATTGGCGAATGGTTCGGGATAATAAAAAAGACCGTCACGCCACTACAAACACTCCAAACGGAATTAGGAGTCACTGACGCAGCAATAAGAGCTTTGACAGATAAGCGAAGTCGAGCGATGCCGAATAAACTGGGGCTAAACGAGTGGTCTCGTTATTTAAATGGTTTGAAGGAAAAAGCCGACGGCCTTAGGGCTTCAATTGCTCTTCTTAAAAATCCAAAAGAAATTCTTGTTTTAGACACCGATTTGCCACCGGAGCCGAAAAAACACCTTCTGCCTTTTGTTGGCGATGGCGACGTAACTGCAACGGCGCTGAATAAACTAACCTTAAAACTCGCCGAATATCGCGCCGGGATCGTTAAGACCAAAACAAACCTTGAAGAATTAACCGGGCAAAACTTCTCCAGCATCGAGGCGATGGAAATTGAAGCGCAGCGTTTGGATACCACGCGGGGTGTTCAGGAGGCGCTTAATGCAATGCGTAAGGATGGGCTTGGTATTTCAAAGGCTTTTGAAAATGCGCTTATTGCTGAAGCTAACGCCGTTGATGCCCTCAACCTTAAACTCGAAAAGAAAAAAGACCTACTTCAGCCCGGCCCGATCCAGCAATACATCGATAGTACAAAAGACCTAAAAACCTCATTAGAGGATTTAGCTGTGAGCGGCGTCGAAGGTTTCAATGATTCACTCGCCGGAATGATCAACGGAACGGTAAGAGCAGCCGATGCCTTTAAATCGATGGCGCTTTCGATTATCGCGTCGATGCAAAAAATGATTATTAAAAAGCTGATACTCGACAGAGTGATGGGTTTCATTAAGACGGCTATTGGTTCTATCACCGCGCCAACTACCCCACTCAATTCAGGATTTGAAACTATAGACGCGCTGGCTTCTGGAGGCCCTGCCTCGGCTGGCCGACCTTATATGGTAGGAGAACGCGGGCCGGAATTGATGGTTCCAAATCGCAGCGGCACGGTGATACCAAATCACGCGCTCGGCGGCGGTGGCGCAGTTATCAACCAGACGATCAATATTCAAACTGGTGTATCTCAAACTGTTCGCGCAGAAATATTGACGCTAATGCCACAGATTAATCAAGCGACCAAAGCTGCCGTTCTGGACGCTCGACAACGTGGCGGATCATTTGCGAATGGGTTTGCGTAATGGCTATCTCCTACCCCCTAGCGCTACCCACAGCGTCCGGCATTGCAGGCGTCAGCTTGCGCGCAGTGAACGTCGTCGGAATTTCCGAAAGTCCGTTTACTTTTAAGCAGCAGGTTGTTGCGCATACGGGACAACGCTGGGAGGCTGAAGTCTCTGTCGCGCCGATGATCCGCGCAGATGCGGAGGAATGGGTGAGCTTTCTGGTATCGCTTAAAGGTGGTTTAGGCACTTTCCTTCTAGGCGATCCTAATGCCGCAGCGGCACGCGGTTCAGCTTCTAGCTCGCCGGGAACGCCACTCGTTAATGGCGCATCGCAGACAGGTGACAGCCTTACAATCGACGGCGCTCCGAACAGCGCGACCGGTTATCTAAAGGCCGGTGATTATATCCAGCTCGGCGGCGGTGCATCAGCGACCCTTCATAAAGTTTTAAAAGATGTAAGCAGCAACGCATCCGGGCAAGTGAGCCTCGACATTTGGCCCTCGATCAGGACTGCAGCAGCGAACGATTCCACGGTGGTCGTCGGTGACTGTGTTGGCGTTTTTCGTCTGTCATCTAATTCAAGTGATTGGTCGATCAATACCTCGCAAATTTATGGGGTCAATTTTGCATGTAAAGAGGCCATCGCATGAGCCGGTCGCTTCCTGATTCAATCATCGCGGTATTGTCCGCCGAAACGATACATCCGTTTTTCGCGACACGTCTGTTCTTCGATACGCAAACGCTGAATTTTTGGACTGGGTTGGGTGAATTAACGGTCGACGGCATTACCTACACCGGGACGGGGCAGCTACTCCAAATCTCAGAACTAGGTGAGACAGCCGAGATCAGCGCCAAGGGTGCGACCCTTACATTGAGCGGCATACCGTCAAATCTTATTTCTCTGGCTCTGACCGAGGCATACCAGGGTAGAAATTGTGAAATCTATTTTGGCGCAATTGATGCCAACCGGACTTATCTCGTTGATGAATCGGGTGACTATATTTTGTCCGAAGACGGTTCTGGGCTGGATATCTCGCTGGGAAACCCCGACGAGATCGTGCTGCTGTTCAGCGGTTACATGGACCAAATGAACATCGACGAAGGACCAGACACCTGCACTATCGTCGTCTCGGTCGAGAGCAAGCTGATTGATTTAGAACGCGCGCGAGTTTTTCGGTACACCGACGCCTCTCAAAAATCTCGTTTCCCCGCCGACAAAGGGTTCGAGTTCGTCGAAGACCTCCAGGATAAAAGATTTAACTGGGGTCGCTCATGAGGCATCACGATTGGGATATCAGGTTGATGGAATACGTCGACCAGTGCCGCGACAAGCCGTTCGATTGGGCGAATTTTGATTGCCTGACGTTCGTAAATGAGTGTAGCAAAAAGATGACCGGCAAAGGGTTCGCCGATGACTGGCTGGATCAAGACTATAAATGCGCCACTTCGGCGGTCAGGGTTTATAAATCGAAGCTAAAATCGGCGAATGAGAAAGATATCGTCGCCGGAATTGATGACCGGTTGGTTCGGTCGACCAGTCTTTATCCCAGACGCGGCGATGTCGTGGGGCGGCAGGATGCCAAGGTCAAAGGCATCGGGTTGGCGCTAGGCATTGCCGTCAGTGACCTTATCGTCTTTATCGGCAGTGATGGCATCGAGTTCGACCAACCACGCGATGGCGATATTTTCTGGATCATCGCATGAGATGGTTCCTCGCATTATTCCTGACATTGGTGGCCACTCCGCTTGCTGCTGATCCTGTAACAATAGCCGTAGCCGCTCTTGCAGCAGCAGCTTCAACCGGAGCCGCTGTTGCGGCCAGTACGACGCTGATGTTGGCCTCGTATGCGGCGGCTCAATACTTTGCCATCGTTTTTGTGACAACGCTGGCTCTTGGTTATTTGTCATCTGCTCTCGCGCCTAAACCGCCGGGCATGGGATCAGCCGTCACTGGCGGTTATGAGGTCGCCGGGATTGGTCCCGCGCAACATCACGCCATCATCTACGGAACATCAAAATGCGGCGGAGTGATCGTCTATAAAGAAGCTACCGACAATAATAAATTTCTGCATATCGTGGTTGCAATCGCCGGTCATGAAGTGGAGGAAATTACTTCAATTTACATGAATGACGAAGTGCTGACGCTGGATGGCAGCGGAGATTCTACTTCACCCGACAAGTACGACGGCTACGTCAGAGTTATTAAGCATCTGGGAGCAGATGATCAGGTGGCAGATGCTGCTTTAATATTAGCAAGCGCCGGAAAATGGACCGCCGACCATCGGCTGCAAGGCATCGCCTACGTATATATTCGGCTGGAATTTAATGCCGATGCTTTTCCAAACGGCGAACCGGCGCTTAGCTTCTTGGTAAAAGGCAAAAAGATCTACAACCCAAACACTTCGGCAACTGCTTGGTCGGACAATGCGGCTTTATGTCTTCGCGATTATTTAACATCGGCGAACGGGCTAAATGCGAACGCCAGTGAAATCGACGACACGCTGTTCGCGGCTGCTGCAAATGTTTGCGACGAGACGGTAGCTCTATCCCCTACCGGTACCGAAAAGCGTTACACTGCCAATGGCTCTTTTACGACCGCAGACACGCCGCGAGGTTTGATCGACAATCTGCTGACATCTCTAGCCGGTACAATCTGGAACGCTCAAGGAAAATGGCGGCTAAAGGCTGCGGCTTATACCACACCGCTTGTTGCCTTCACCGAAGAC